CTGTTCTTCGCCGCTCTGCGTTTGGCCGCTGGTAACACCAGTGGTGCTGCTCCTGCGAACCTGAACCCGGCTTGGTACTTGGTGCATCGCACTAAGACCGCTTCCACGCTGTAATATGCGACCACAGACGGCCACCATTACGGTGATTGCCGTCAGCCCAAAGGGGCATCATCGAGCAATCGGTGGTGCCCCTTCTCATTCCGCTTGCGGATGTGATGAGGCTGACAACAATGCGCCCATGATTTCTATTCCGGTCGAGGCTCTTTCCACTGACATGGAAGATGGCCAACAGGCCACTCCTGAGGTTGGTGATGAAGTGGTTCTCGATGAAGTTCGCGGTATTCTCAAGAAGCTCGAAAACGGCGAAGCCTATGTCGAGATCAAGAGCGTGAACGGTATGCCCGCTGAGTACGAGTCCAAGAAGGATAAGGCCATGAAGAGCGAAGGCCCTATGGATGAAAAGGGTATGCGCGAGATGGTCGCTGAGTACGATAGCGAGATGGAGTCCTAACATGCCGATCTACACCTTCGAGAACAATGGCCGGTCCATCGAGCATATCGCTCCGATGGGTACTGACTCTGTTGTCCTTGATGGGAAACGGTGGACGCGACAGCCGGTGGCCCGCTTCGGGGTCACCGGTTTTGCTCGTGAAGCCGAACTCAAGGACAAGGTAAAGCAGGGATTCAGCCGGATGGAAGACCGGCAGGGTTCCCGCTTTGAAAGCACTTTCAGCAAGAATCAAATTCGGAAGATCTGGGATATATGAGCATTGAAACTAATCTGGCCATCGAATTCTCGATGGGCGTTTCGGGCTTCCGGCTCGTGACCGACACAAGCCTGACCACTGGCCCGTTCGTTGCGGTGACCACGGTTGCCCCGACCACTTTCACTTCGATCACCGGAAACAACATCACTGGTCCTTGGTCCACGGTGGCCATCCCGGCTGGTATCACGCTCCCTGGACCGATCCAGAGCTTCCAGATCAACACTGGTCAAGTGGTGGCGTTCAACGGTGTGATCAACTCCTAAACAGGTGACTCTCGCTCTTGGAACAAGGTTGGTATCGACAGGAGGTGGAAATGTTACTCCTCCTGACGAACCCATCTTGCGCCGAGTTCTGGTTACAAACCAAACGTCAGAACCAATCGTACTTGAGTTCGATACTGGCCAACCTGTTGTGTACCTTGTTGCATCACTTGGAACTTACGATGTGATGACGCTTGAGGGAGGGACACTTCCAATTAGCCTTTTAACAGAAGCATCCGACAAATTCATTCTAAACGTAGAGTAATATGGCAGATACCAAAATTACATCACTGCAACCGCCACAGGTTGTTACCAACCCAGCAACTGACGTTCTGCCGATTGTTAATATCGCAGATCCATTGATGGCTACCTCCGGTTCCACCCGTAAGATTACGGTGAACCAGTTGCTGGGAGCAGGCGGCACCGCCACCCTCGCCTCCGCCACCATCAGCGGCGATCTGACGGTGGATACGAACGTGTTGAAGGTGGACACGACAAACAATGTCGTCGGAATTGGAACTGCGACTCCACAGCAAAATCTTCATGTTTTGGGGACTGGCACAACGACGATTGCGGTCGAACGAAGTGGGGCAACCATTGCTGGAAGATTTGAATTTGTGTCTGGAAATTCCACCAACTTGGTCAGATGCGTGACTGCCAAGGATTTGGTTTTTGAGCAGACGACTGGGACTGAGGTCCATCGCATTGCCGCAAACGGCGTAGCCACATGGTCCAACGTCGGCGGAGTCGCTAGCACCGCCATGACCCTCAACTCCACCGGACTTGGGGTGGGGCAGGTTCCAAGCACTTCAAAACTTGAGGTTGGAATCACCAACACTTCCACCGCAGGACTGATTGAAGCCAACTCGCTTAAGATTGAGAACAACAACGCGACGGTAAACAACGCCGCTGGATTATTCCTTTCTCAAACTGGAAACGCCGGTTGCGGCATCGCTGGAATTGCTACAAGCAGAACTGGTGGAAGCAGGGCTTCTGATCTTGTGTTGTATTATTACAACCAAGCCAGTTCAGCTTCACCGATTGAGGGTCTAAGGCTGAACTCCTCCGGCAACGTCGGCATCGGAGTTACGCCGAGTGCGTGGGGGACTGTATACAAAGCAGTTGATATTGGTCTTACATCGCTATGGGCGCAGATATCTGCTGGATACGGAACTTTTGTAAGCACTAATCTGTATTTTGACGGAACGAACTTCAAATACAAGTCCAATGGTGCAGCAGCATATTATTTGCAAGCATCAGACAGCGCACATTCTTGGGCTATTGCTGCTGGCGGTGTACCTGCTGGAACTACATTTACGCCCGTTACAGCCATGAAGCTGGATGCGTCGGGAAATTTGCTGGTGGGTGTTACTTCTGGAACATACAACCGCATTAAGAAGGACTCTGCTGCTGATGCTGGGAATGCGATTTTTGAATTGGTTGGAGCTTCAAACGCTACCAGTTCGATTCATTATTCCGTTTCGTCCTACAACGCGAACGCCGCAAACGCTGCTTCCAAGTTTGGCCGAGATGGAGTGACTACTCGCTCAATCAACGCTGGCGGAACTGTTAATGCTTCCGGTGCTGACTATGCCGAGTACATGGTCAAGTGTGGCGACTTTGCTCTGTCGAAGGGCGAAATCGCTGGCATCGACGCAAACGGCAAGCTGACCAACGTCTTCGCTGATGCGATTTCGTTCGTTGTGAAATCGACCGATCCTTCCTATGTCGGCAACGACAAGTGGGGTGTTGATCTGGAAGGTGATGCACTTGAAGCCGCTCGCCAGCTTGTTGATCGTATCGCGTTTGCCGGTCAGGTTCCTGTGAATGTCGTTGGCGCGAAGGCCGGTGATTACATCGTGCCGGTTGTCGATGGCACTGGAATCAAAGGTATCGCTGTCACCAGCCCAACCTTCGAGCAGTACCAAATCGCTGTCGGAAAAGTCATAGCCATCGACGCTGATGGCCGTGCGCGGATCATCGTCAAAGTCGCCTAACCAATACCAATATGACCATCCTCTGGCTCATCGAACGCCTCTTAGTCAAACCGACTGAAGGCTCTCTCACGGACGTTGTCATCAATGCCGATTGGCGTTGCAACGGCTCGCAGGAATCGTTTAGCGGAACCTGCTACGGCTCCTGCTCATTCGCGCCTCCGAGTGGCTCATTCACTCCTTATCCTGACCTCACGCAGCAGCAGGTGCTGGACTGGTGCTTCGCCAACGGAGTGGACAAGTCGGCCATCGAAGCGAACGTGACTCAGCAGATCCAGAACCAGATCGACCCGCCGGTTTTGAGTCTGCCGCTGCCGTGGGTTCCGCCCGCTCCTCCGGTGGAAATCGTCCCGCCGCTCGTTGAGCAAGCTGTGCCGGTTTTGGTCAATACGGAAACTCCTGTCGCCGCTGTTGACGAACAGGCTCCTGTTGCTGAAGCTCCTGCCGCATGATCAAAATCGAACTCAGCACCGAGCAGGCCAATCAACTCCTCCAACTCATCGATGTCGCCATCAAAGCTGGCGGCTTCCAGAATGCAAAAGTAGGAGTACCACTGGCCGACCTCATCATCGCAGCCGCACAACCACCTAAAGCAGAATGAAGAATTGGAAAACCACCGCTGGCGGAGTCGCTGTCCTATTGGCCGCGCTCTCCGTTTCAATCAAGCAGGCCATCGCTGGTGATATGGCCAACGCCATCGCCGCCGCTGTCGGTGGTGCCGGTGCGATGTTCGCATCGCTCAAAGCCCAAGACGCTTCATCGGAGGACAAGAGCAAGTGAAAGATCAGCTACGAGATCTTGGAATTAACATCGGACTCCTCGTGGCTGGTTTCGCTGGTTCACTTGTGACCGTCAAAAAGGACGGCCATAAGAACTGGTTCACTACTCTCACCTCACTCATGGCCGGTACTCTATCGGCCAATTACCTCACGCCGCTGGTGGTCGATGCATTAAATATGCAGAACTCCAACACCCAGTACGCAGCGGCTTTCATCATGGGCTTCCTAGGACTGCACGGTGTCGAATTCGTGATCGACAAATTCCGAAAGAAATGAGGCTCGCAACCATCGTTAATGTGATCGCCAGCGGAGTCCTTGCCGCTGGCGTTTCTGCTTTCATGGTACTGCTCTATCGAACCGGCGGAATCGTTGAGCGATTCCACGTTGGCGGTAGCTTAGTACTCCGCATTTGTCTCGCAGGAACCGCTGCCGGTGCCCTCGGGAATTGCCTGACCCTTTCCACACCCCCAGACACCGAGATCCTAATGAACTGCGGACTCGCAGGGATCTTCGTCTGGGCTTCAATCTTCCACGCAAAACTCATCAAACATGGACCCCCTAGCCAGCGTCTCACAGGGACTGATGAAAGCAGCACTCGACAAGCTGCTGGAACAGAAGGACCAAACAAGTGAAGACGGAGCCAAAGATCAAAGCCTCGTGGCTCGCCTCAATGCTCGCATTGATGCTGCCGGGATGCACACCGACAAGAGTGGTAATGGTCCCTCCAGGACAACCAGTCAGACTGGCTGAAAGCGTCAAAGCCCATGTGTGGGCCAAGGATGCGGACGGCAAAATCATCAAGAGTCGAAACCGCGTGACAATCCACGAAGGATGGTACGCACTTCCCAAGGAATAGTATGGCAACCCCACTTACAGGCAGCTCAGTAGCATCAACCTACACTGGCCTACTCAAGACCTCCGACAACGCCAGCCTCAGCGGAACCCTCAAGAGCGTCAGCGATGGCGGCGGAACCGATTCCGCACTCCAGCTCTCCACCACCGCCGCGAACATTGTCGGAACCCTGAATGTCACGGGTGCCACCGGACTAGCCTCCAGCCTCGCAGTCTCTGGGTTGGCCACCATCGGTTCCACACTCGGTGTCACAGGTGCCACCAATCTTTCATCCACCCTGACCGTTGCCGGTGCTACCAACCTATCGTCCACTCTGGCCGTCACTGGTGCCACCACGCTCTCGTCACTCGCTGCAACCGGAAACATCTCCACGAGCGCAGGCAACCTGTCGGTGTTTGGAAGCATCACCCAAACCAACTCCGCCTCATCAAATTCGATTGCCGGAAGCCTTACCGTTTCATCAAGCACAACGCTCAACTCAAGCTTAACATGCAATGGAAATGTATCGTTCTTCGGAAACGTATCATTCTCCAATCCGCTAACAATCAATAACACCCTCAATGTTACTGGTGCTACTGTCATATCGAACAACCTTACTGTAACCGGTTCGATTGCATCCAGCTCCTCTATTAGCGGAACGTCTTTGTCTGCAAGTAGCAACCTGACGGTCAATGGTAACACCACCATCGGAAACGCTGGAACCGATCTCCTGACGGTGAACGCGAACGTGGTTACGTTCCCGAATATCACCACTCAGAATGTTGATACTGATACCGATAAGGTTATCATTCTTGATTCCACCGGAAATCTCAGGGCTTCCAACTCAAGCCAGTTCGTTCAGACACCATTAAACTCTCCGCAGTGTAAGCAGGGTGTATATGATGCTAGGGTTATAGTTGCAGCATCTACAACTGGGTCTGGTGCTGATGTAATGAGTACATCTATTACGCCTAGAAGCGGATCATCAAAGGTGCTTGTTTCAGCCGTTATAAACTACTCGTTTAAGACCAACTTTTCAAAGAACTGCGTTTTCCGAATCACCAGAAATGGAACACCAATCGGAACAAGCACTGGAACAGGAACTGCCGGTATTGCATCAGCAAGCTACGAGGATGGAGAAGTGGAAGCCATCAACAATGTTAAGATTGAGTTTTTTGACTCACCTAACACAACGTCTGCTGTTACATACAAGGTTCATGTGTATGGATCTGGCAGCATGCATTTGAACTACAATATTGATGGTTCAGTCCAGCAAAGCACCACCTCGACGATTACGGCTCAGGAGTACTTCGCCTAATGAAACCCTCTGAAGTAGCGCAAGCAGCTTGCGATAAGCTGTCGTTCACGGACTCGGCCACGCTCACGTTGGCCAAGAAGTTCTGTATCCGCCGCTACTCCATGATCTGGGATTCGTGCCTGTGGAACGATACCCTCGGAGTAACCTCGATCTCTGTCGCTGATGGCGATGAGATCAATACGATCAACACCTTCGTCACCACGGCCTACTCCTCGAACACCGGGTACAACATGTACATGGACTTCCCGGTTGCCGCGAAGTTCACGATTGATGGCGATACCGATGGCATCGAGATCCCGTCCGCTGAATGGGTCTCGTTCTTCCAGCTCGATCCCAACACTTGGAACAACGTCGATAGCCGCAAGTCCACGCCCAACAACTTCGTGAACTGGGTCCGCAACATGGACGTTGCCTACGGACTGGCCGGTGTCCCAAGGATCAAGCTCATCCCAGTTCCCAACGTCAACGGAACCCTCTTCGTTCTCGGCAAGAAGCAGTCCCAGATGCGTCAGTTCGGTGAGGCTCAGACCATCACCAATGACAGCAACTTCGAGCTGCACGGTGTTGAGAATGCACTGATGGCCTACACCGAAGGCGATCTCCTCGAATACTCTCGGCAGTACGGCAAAGCCCAAGCCAAGTTCCAAGAGGGAGCCGCTCAGGTTTCCATTATGAAGGACATGGAGCGAGGTCAGCAGCAGCAGATCAGCCGGATCATTCCTGACAGCCTCTACGACTACACCTTTCAGGACATCACCTAATGCCATTCCAATCCTCAGACGCACTCGACGACCAGATGCTTCTGGATGGAAGCAATGGGTTCAGCACTGGTGTCGTTTCCGGTACTCGTCCAGATGCCATTCCAGCGACCAGCTTGGAGTCGGCCATCAACATGGACTACGATGACTTCGGCAATCTGGTCACTCGACTCGGGTCCGTTTCGCTGATTGGCAACAGCATCACCAGCAACTGGGAAGACGTTATCACGAACTGGGAGTCCACCACTTCCAACTTCGCGTCCAATCTCCCGATCAACAGCCAAGTCTACTCTGGATTCTACTTCGATACGTCCGCGTCAGAACGTCTGGTCATCGCCCTGAATGACATCAACGCGAACACCAACCAGTTGTACTACGGTTCCCCCGGTGTTTCGTACAACGTCATTACAGGCTCCAGCTTCAGCCCGCTGACCAACTACGTCTACTTCGCTCAGCTCAACGAGAAGCTGTTCTACTCGGACGGCTACAACTCGCTGAGGTATGTAAGCAGCGCGAATGCGAATGCGTCCATTGCAGCCGGAAAGATCAGCCGCATCGATGTCATCAATCAGGGAAGCGGCCACAGCAACATACCGACAATCACCATAGCCGCTCCTCCAAGCGGAATCACGGCTACTGCGGAAGCGAGAATTGGTGGCGATGGAGCGATTCTTTCCATCGTAATTCTAAACCCTGGAAGCGGGTACATCACCCCTCCATCTGTAACCATCTCGCCAACCAACCAGTCTCACGCAGTCGCTTTCGTTTCGCTCACGCCTCCGAGCAAGCCGATCTATCTGACCACGCACACCAATCGTCTCTGGTGCGCTACGGCGGATACTACGATCCCGCCTGATACCCTCTACTTCTCGGACATCCTTGATGGAGAAGTCTGGGACCCCCTCGGCTCCATTCGCGTGGGCGGTGATGGCGATCCGATTCGAGGTCTCTACTCGTGGTTCGGATACCGCTTGCTCGTGTTCAAGGAGCGGTCCATCTGGACCGTGGATGCCGATCCCACGCTCGATCCTGCCGATTGGTCCATCTCGCTCGTCAGCGGAAACATCGGCTGCTCCTCGCACCGGTCCATCGCTGCTGTCGGTGCGGATGTGTTCTTCCTCTCGCGTGATGGCATCCGGTCGATGGCCCAGATCCAAGCGGGCACCCAGACCAGCGTTGGACTCGCGCTCTCCAGCCCGATCAACGATCTCATCAGTCGCATCGATAAGACCAAGCTGGAACTCTGCGACGGTGTGTTCTGGAACAACCGATACCTGCTCGCGGTTCCGTTCGTTCAGGAAGGACCGTTCGGTGTTGGTCTTGAAAGCGAGTACGCCATTCTTCTCGAAAACGGGTTCTCGCTCGAACTTGAAGACTTAATCCCTCGCAACAACGCGATCATCGTCTACCACTCACTGGCCCGCTCTTGGCTTGGCTACTGGGACAACTGGCAGGTGAACGACTTCTTCACCACCTCATTCGCCAACTTCGGCCCCGTGCTGATGTTCGCGGGCGACATGACCGCAGTGAACGAGGGCGGCGGTCAGGTTTGGTCCTTCAACGATTACCTGCCGAACACCCGCACCAGCCCGACTCAGGTGTCGTCCTACCTCGATGGCGGTTCCAGCTATCAATCGAGCGTCATTACCAAGGCGTTCACCCTGGGAGAACCCATCCCCGACAAGATCGGCTACAGCATCCAGCTCGCGTTCGATAACCCGTACACTACCCAGAACACGGGTGTGACGGTCTCCTACGCGAAGGACATGAGCGGGACGTTCTCCACCATCGATTCCAGCCTGAGCATCACGAACTCGCAAAAGTTCCTCAAAGCCTATAACCTGATCAGCAAGGGCCGGTGGAACTCGATCCAGTTCAAGGTTGAAACCAACTCAGGCGGTCGCCTGTCATTCCAATCTGCCATTCTGTCTGGATTCGTCGATTCTGTGCGTCCTCAGCAATGAACGCGCATCCATCTATCATCGAAGCGGCCAAGCTGCTGCGACAGCACTGGCCTACTTGTTCCACATGGAACGATGATCAGCTTCTGAACTGGATCGGCATCTTCAACAAGATACGCCAACTCGGTATCATCAAGAACGAGAAGGGCGAATGCGTCGGTGTCGGAGCCGTGCGATTCCTCAACTCCATCGAGGAAGCGGAAGACATCAACAACAACTTCCCCGATGGCCACATAGCGTGGATCGAGATGGTGGTTGGCGTGGAACCAGAAGCTGTTCAGACGCTCTGGTTGGCCATGATGACCGTATGCTCCGACAAGGTTACCAAGGTTGGAGGATTCAGCAGAGGCGTTTCCCGTTTGTACGATTTCAACAGATACTTCAAACTCCTAATGAACCGAAGGATTTCCTATGGGCGGAACATATAAAGCACCAGATATGGCGGCGGCAAACCGCGAAGCGGTTATGGCCTCGATCGAGACTTTTCCGATCCAGCGTCAAATCGAGGCGGCTTCTCGGATAGGCACCACTGTTGACGTTCCTATTTACGAAAAAGGTGTCGATACCGGAAGAACCAGATCTGTAGATTTCAGTAATACTTCGGATATCGCTCTGACCAAGGCGTTGGGCCAAGCGTTGGCTGATCTTGCTCCGATTCAGGCCCAGCGAGAACTTGACGCTGCTAAACTATACGGCACCCAGTTCGCGGAACAGCGTCGCGCTGAGCTTCAAGCTCTTGATCCCGAGCGTTATGGTACTGCCGCTAAAGATGGACGACCTGCCGAAGCTGGACTTTACGCCCAGTTCCTGAAGGACATTGGTCAACGTCCCATTTCCGAGACCGCTCCCGCTGCTCCTAGCTACGAGCGCGTTGGGATGCCCACCGGCCCGCAGGATACCGGCGAAGCCGCGAACATCCGCAGCAACCTCGAACGTCAGATCAGTGCCGGTCTCGCTCAGGCCGGAACGCTTGATCCCGCGATGATCCGAGCCGCTGAGCAGGCCGTTCGCGCTCGTGGTACTGCTACCGGAAACGTCCTTGGCAACCTCTCCGCCTTCCGCGAGGCGCGGGCGGTTGGTGAGGCTGTTGCGAATGCTGATGTCCAACGCCGTCAGCAGGCTCTTGGCCTGCTCCAGAGCGGTCAGACCACCAGCGATGTCGCCAATCGTCAGGCTCAGGAAGCGTTCCAGAACATCCTCGCAGCCACCGGCCAGCGCAACACCGCCCAGCAGCAGACCTTTGCGGGCCAGATGGCTTCGCAGCAACAGCGTCAGGGATCGCAGCAGCAAAACATCGCAAACATCCAGTCTGCTCTCGGTCTCCAGCCCATCATTTCGCAAGCTGCTCAGCTTGGTGGACTCCAGCAGGGTGCTTCTCCGTTTGCTGCTCCTCAGCTCATGCAGGGTATGCAGCAGGCCAGCCCCGGTCAGTTGCTCCAGACTGGTTCCAGCTTCGCTCTCCAGAACGCGCAGAATGCGTTTCAGGCTTCTCAGGCCAATTCTCCTCTGGCTATCGTCAAGGGTGTCACCGGAGCAATCGGCGCACTCGGTGGCGCAGCAATGTGTTCCGTCGCCCGCGAGTGCATTCCAGATCAGTGGGAGGCGTTCTTCTTCTGGAAGGAACTCGTTGGTCCCGCTTGGTTCAAGAGCTTCTATGACAGCAATGCCGAGAAGTTCGCCAAGTGGCTCAAGGACAAGCC